GAGTTCGTCCGAGAGGCGTCCATGCGCTGCGACTATATGCTCGCTACACTGAACCCGGACGATCCAAACCTACCAGTGTACGAGGAATACATCAACCATTCCAGACCGTTGCCCGAATGGGCGGCCGAAACGCCAAAAGAAATTTTAGAGATGCTGAAAGAAGAACCAAAGCCCGGCTGGGTACATTGGTTCTTTTCTTTTTCGCACAATCTCGGCCTGCCGCCGGAGAAGGTGCAGCAGATCATAAACAGTGTGCCCAAAGGTACAAAACTCTACAAAAATAAAATCGAAGGCCTGCGCGGCCGGGCGACAGGGCTTGTGTTTAACCTGCAACCGCACAATCTGATCACGGCAAAACGGCTGCTGGAGCAGATGCGGGATGGCAAGATCAAATTCATTCAGGCTTCCGCCGGTGTAGATACATCGTATTCCCAGCAATCGGCAGATACCTTTGCCTTCACGTTTTCCGGCGTTACAACGGCTCGTGTGAAGATCACATTGGCCGCTGAGGTGTACAACAACCGCGACCGTGCTACGCCGTTGGCACCGAGCGATATCCCCCCGCTGCTGATCGCTTTCCTGGAAAAGTACCGAGCGATCTTCGGACTGTTCGCCCGCAATGTCTTTATTGATTCCGCGGACGAGGCGACGATCATTGAATGCCAAAAGTACAAACGGCTGCACGGAAGCATTTATGAATTCGCTCCCGCGTGGAAGAAGACGAAGGTCATTGATCGTATCAATCTGCAATCCGGATGGATGGCGAGCGGGCATTTCCTGCTGGTGGAGGATTACTGCCGACCGGAAATTGACGAACTGAATTCTTACAGTTGGAAGGAAGATAAAGACAATGAACCGGAGGACGGCCACGATCACGCAATTAATGCTGATCAGTATTCGTGGCTGCCCTACAAAAACCGGATCGGACAAGGAGGGGCGAAACATTGAGCAAAATCGGAGAGAAGGTGAAAAGTATGCTTCGCAATTGGCTGCAAATTCAGCCCGCGGCGCAGAACAGTATTGTCTTGCAGGAACCGCTGAGCCATCAGGCTTCGGTGATTCGCAATCAAATCTGGTACCGTGGAGAGGCCGCAGAGCTGGAGCAGTTATATAAGCAGCTCGGCGCGCAAGACAGTACGAACGCGGCACGTTTCTGGGCTGCCGTACCCGCCAACGATGTGAAACTGCGAAAGATACACAGCGGGCTTCCCGCGATCCTCGTCGATACGCTCGCCTATCTCGTCAAGTCTGATATGGATGATATCGAGTTCAAGGGTGGTGCCGGGCAGCAAGCCTGGGAGGATATCACGCAGGAGTTGGATTTCCTCGAAGCGGTGGGCAAAGGCGTTGTCGGCGCGCTGAAATCCGGTGACGGGGCGTGGAAAATCATGATTGATGACCCGAAAGACCCAGGAGCATCCCCCTACCCCCATGTGGAGTTTTATGAGGCTGACCGGGTGGAATACGTCCACAAAAACGGCCGGATCGCGGGAATACGCTTTTGGACGACTTACCGGGAAAAACACCGGGAATACCGGCTCTGCGAAACCTATCGGAAAGGCAGCGTCAGCTATGCGCTCTTCGAGGGAGATCATGAGGCGTCGCTCGACTGTGTTCCGGAACTCGCAGAGCTGAAACCAGTCGAGTTTGACGGCGATTTTATGCTGGCTGTGCCTTTGAAGTTCTACGATAGTCCCAAGTTTTCCGGGCGGGGCAAGGCAATCTATGAGAGCAAGCTTGATGGTTTTGACGCGCTCGATGAGGTCATCAGTCAGTGGTGGGACGCGATCCGTGCGGGGCGCGTGAAAAAGTACATCCCGCGTGACCTGATTCCCACCGACCCTAAAACTGGCAAGCTGAAGCGGATGAATGATTTTGGCAGCGAATATATCGTCACAGAATCTGCATCCCGCGAAAATGATGCAAACAAAATCGAAACGGTACAGCCGGAAATCCGGTATGAAGCATTTTTATCTTCTTATCTTGCGGCGCTCGATATGTGCCTCCAGGGTATTGTCTCACCCGCCACCTTAGGCATCGACGTAGGCAAAATGAGCAGCGCAGAGGCACAGCGCGAGAAAAAGGACGTCACAGGCTATACGCGCAATACGATTACAGGTGTGCTGGAAAAGGTACTGCCGCAGCTCATCCGCGTAATCCTGATGACTTATGATCTCATGAGAGGGGAGGCACCGGGTGCGTATGAACCCTCCGTTGGGTTTGGCGAGTACGGCGCGCCATCGTTTGACAGTCGCGTTGAAACGGTCAATAAAGCCGCTGCAGCCGCCACGATGAGCATAGAAATGCAAGTAGATCAGATGTGGGGCAACAGCAAGGATGAGGAATGGAAAGCTGCTGAGGTTGCCCGCATCAAGGCATTGCGTGGAATTGAGGAGCTGCCCGAGCCGTCAATCGGCGGTGAATTGCAGGATATCCCGTCCACTGAGGCTGATGCGGTATGACGTGGCAGCAAATCGCCCGACTGTTCGAGGAAATGGAGCTGCGGCTGATTGCCTCCCTCGTTCGTAATCTGGCGGGACACAAGGAATGGGAAAAGAGCGAGGGCTTCCGCTGGCCTGCCTGGCAGGTACTCAAAATCCGCAATCTGGAGCAGTACCGCAAGCAGAATAAGGCTCTGATGAAAGAATACCGGCCTGTAATCGACGAAGCTACAGAGCAGATGCTCCGCGAGCAGTTTGATGAGGGTTGGGAGCAAGCGCAGCAGGAGCTGACCCGGCTTGACCCGGAGCGCGCGAAACAATCCATACCGGACGATCATTTCTTCGGAGTGAATCACCTTCGCCTGAACTCCCTTATTGATGAAATCCAGACGACGGAATCCCATGTGGAACGCGCCGCCCTGCGCACGATGGAGGATGTGTACCGGCAGACAATCTCGCGCGTAGAATTGTCTATGTCGGCGGGAGCCGTCACCTTACCACAGGCAATTGATATGGCGGTAAAAGACTTTTTGGCGCAGGGAATCCGGTGCGTCGAGTACAAAAACGGGCGGAGGGTCAACATTGCCGACTATGCACAGATGGCCCTGCGCACCGCCGCAACCCGGTCCATGCTGCTGGGCGAAGCGCAGCGCCGGGCGGAGTTTGGCGTGGATACGGTACTGGTCAGCCAGTATGGAGCCTGCTCAAAGACATGCCTGCCATGGCAGGGCAAGGTATACATCGACGATGTGTGGGGCGTGTGGGACGGAAAACGCAGCGGCGACCGGGGGCTGAGCAATGATGGCCATTGGTACATGCTGCTCTCCATCGCGGTCAACAAGGGGTTGTTTCATCCAAACTGCCGACATACTCTGACGACCTGGCGTTATGGTGACCCGATCCCAGCACCAATGGATAGGGATAAAGTCCGAAAAACTGCTGCCTTGGAGCAGCAACAGCGCGGACTGGAACGCGAGGTGCGCAAGTGGAAGCGCATGGCTGAAGGCACGCTCGACGAAGTCCAGAAGAAAGCGTATCAGCAAAAGGCGCGGGATGCACAAAAAAACGTCCGGGAATTCGTTAAAGAGCATGATGATGTGCTGCGCAGGGATTACTGGCGGGAGAAAACATATGGGATTCCATTGGAAAAATCCCAAAAAGATGCTATACTAAAAGCTGAAATCAAACAAGATGCAGGCATCCGCGGCGTGCTCCACTTAGATCCGGAGCCGCTAGAGATCGAAGCGTTGCAATTTGACGATGAACATATCAATTTACAGCGGAAGCACAATATTACGCAGGAACAGGCGCAGGAAATGATCAAAAGCGCAAAGGCTTCCGTCACCGTCTGGAATGGCCGGTTTGAGCGATATTATTCCGATCAGGGCGTTGTATATGTCGATCGGGAAAAGCAATCGATACGCACGGCGTTTGGGCCAGAGGAATTTGACGATAAGGTGAAAAAGATATTGGAGGCGTTAAAGCGGTATGGAAGATAAGGTGTTTTGCCCGCTGATGGGCGAAGAAATAGACGTTGCCATCTGCTTTGATATCTGTATGGTAGTGGATGACGGCGCGCCGCAGTGGACAGCTCCGCAGGGGGCCTTTACTCCTGATGACTATGAGAAGATATGTTCCAAGTGTCCGAGCCATAGAGACGATTAAAACATGCTGAAATCAGGCAATTGAAGTAGAGATTGTGCTGCTACGCGCCCACTGGGTCAAAAGAAATGCGGGAAGGGGCACACCCGCCAATTGCCGTTTCACGAGGGAAGCCTGCTAAAAGCGGACTTCCCTTTCTTTATGCCTTTATATGTTAAAATATCAAAGCGCTTGCCAACCGGCAGGTGCTTTTTTGTGCCCATTTAAGGAGGTGAGGACCATGCCCAAGCGCAAAGGCGGCAGGCGCAAACCCTGCTGAATCCGCCCGCAGAAATGCGGGCTGTTTTTATGCCCAAAACGTGCTGCAAGGCGTAAAACTCTGCAAGGATAACAGCCGACAGGCTATAAAAGGAGCGATATGCAATGTTAAAACCAAGCGTACAGGACAGCAAGACTTTTTTGCGGCCGCAGCTTCAGCTTTTTGCAGAACCGGCCCCCAAAGAGGATCCCAACAAAAAACCAAACAACCAGACTCCGCCTCCTGCCGATCCTCCCACTGGCGGCACGAGCAGCCTGCCGAAGACGCAGGAGGAGCTTGACGCCCTGATCAATACGCGCTTAAAGCGTGCAGAAAAGGATTGGCTCAAAAAGCAGAAGCAGGCCCAGCAGCCGCCCGCTACGCCCCCGGCAGCTCCGCACGCAGAGGGCGAGCCCCCTGCCGAGGACAACAGTGCCGCCCTCCAGCGCGAGATCGTCGAGACGCGCGCGCAGCTCGCCGCATACAAGGAGGGCGTGAAGCCAGAAGCGGTGGAGGATGCGGTTCTGCTCGCCATGCATGATGCCGAAAAAGCAGAGGATGAACTCGACGAGGACGCCGTTGCAGAAGCGTTGAAGGAAGTCCTGAAGAGGCACCCTGAGTGGAAGAAGCAAGACGACCCAAAGAACAGCTCTGGCGGCTTCCGAGTAGGGGCCTCCGGGAACGAAAATCAACCGAAGACCGATGACGATGCACTCGCCGCGATCTTCGGAAACAACACAAAATAGGAATAGGAAGGATGATGACCAATGGCCGTATATGATTACGCCGAAACCTTTGCGCGCCAGCTCGCGCAGAAGTATGCGCGGGAGCTGTGCTCCGATGCGCTTACTAAAAGCAATCCCGGTGTGCAGTTCATCAACGCGCAGACGATCAAATTGCCGCGCATGTCCCTGAGCGGCTACAAGGACCATACCCGCACGCCCGGCTTTAACGCCGGCACCATGTCCAACGATTGGGAGCCGAAAAAGCTCACCCACGACCGCGACGTGGAGTTTTTCATTGACCCGATGGATATCGATGAGACGAACCTCGTCATGTCCGTCGCCAACATCCAGACGACTTTCGAAGAGGAACAGGCAATCCCAGAAAAGGATTCCTACCGCTTCTCTAAGTTACATGCGGAGTTAAAACAGTACAGCGTAACCCCAGATTCCACCGAGATCACCACGCAGAATATCCTGGAGATGTTCGACGAATATATGGCGAAGATGGATGAGGCCGGCGTCCCCACGGAGGGCCGCATCATCTATGCAACGCCCACGGTGCGCAAGATCATCAAGGAAGCCGAGGGCGTCCAGCGCGTGATGAGTGTATCCTCCGCCGGTGGGATCAACCGACAGGTGCACAGCCTGGATGACGTGCAGATCAAGATGGTGCCCGCAGCCAGAATGAAAACGAAGTATGACTTTACCACCGGATGTGTCCCTGCGTCCGACGCGAAGCAGATCAACTTCATCCTCCTGCACCCGTCGGCGGTCATCTGCCGGGATAAATATAGCTACATCAAGCTCTTCACACCCGGGACGGATAGCCGCACAGCGGACGGCTACCTCTATCAGAACCGCAACTACGGCGATCTGTTCTTGATCGAGAACAAGGTCTCTGGCGTCGCCATGAACGCGGAAACCGCAAGTGCGTAAGGAGGGATTGGAATGACAGCAACGAAGGGAAACAAAGTCTATACGATTGACCAGTCGCAGCAGGAGCACTATGTCAAGGAGGGCTTTGACATCCTTGACGACAATGGCAAGCTTGTGAAGCAGGGCGCGGGCAAAACCGTGCCTTACGAGAAATACCAAACGGTGGCCAACGAGAACGCCGCCCTAAAAAAGCAGCTCAAAACTGCACAGGAGGCTCTGAAAAAGGCAAAAGAGCAGAAGGAATGATGTAAGGATGCGTTATGTTACGATAGATGACTACATGCGTATCTGCCCGGAAGGAGACGCAACGCAGCAAAATCTGGAATCCGCCGAGTATGACATTGATAGCCTGACCTTCAACCGGATTACCAGCCGGGGTTTTGATCGGCTGGCAGAGCGGCAGAAGGAGCTTGTGACGCGGGCTGTCTGCCTACAGGCGGATTTTTTGCGCGAATATGGCGAGTTGCTCAGCAATCCGCTCTCCTCCTATGCGATCAACGGTGTATCCATGTCGTGGGATAAGTCGATGCTGGTACAGCAGGATGGCGTTAATACCCTAAGCAGCATTTATGCGCTCCTGCAGCAGTCAGGGCTCACCTATCGTGGGCTGGATTGGGGGTGACGCGCTTGAAATGGCCGCAGCTCGTGCCGCCGCAGGCCTGCTGCACGCCGATCACCGTGCAGCTGCAAACGGGCCTGAATCTCGACGGTACGCCGAAACAAGAGACCATTTTTGAAGGCAAATGCAATTACTCCGAGAAATCCCGGCAGGTTATGGACGCCGAGCGACAGCTCATCCAGCTCAACGCCCGCGCGTTGATCCCCGGCGATATTGCGCCGAGCCGGGATATCGCGGGGGAGGCGGTTGTCCGTGGTGCCGGGGTAGAAACCGTCCGGGTGATCTACAGCGCATCCCGCGCGCGGAACCCAGACGGAACGGTGAATTTCACGCAGCTGGAGCTGATCTGATGAACGGTATTCGGATTGAGCTGGATTATGCGGCGATTGAGAAGCTGGAGAAGGCGGTCTTGCGGGCGGCGGAGGGAACGGTGGATGAATTGAGGTCAGATGTTGTCAAAGAGCAGGTCATGCCTTATGACAGCGGAGATATGCAAAACAACTCTACTTTCGCCGAAACCTTTCGTTCCGATGGCAAAACAGTGTCATTACTCACAACAGACGCCCCGCAGGCCCGACGCCTGTACTACCATCCAGAGTACAACTACCAGACCGTCAACAACCCCAACGCTGGCGGCCTCTGGTTGGAGCCTTGGCAGCCCGGTGGCAGGCGTGAGACCTTCGCACAGGATAAATTTGCCGAGTTATATAAAGAGGAGGCGAAGCTGTGACCCTGACCCTTGAACAGGTCGCCGGATGGCTGCTTCAACAGGATGCAGATCTAGAAGGCCGCGTGACCGTCGGCGCGATCGACGCAAACTATGACCGATGTGTAGGCGTATATAACGATAACCGCGCGTCCGGCGGCCAGCGCATCTGCATCGGCGGCGCGGCCTACACCCGGTACGCTTACAAATATGTGACACTGCTCGTGCACTGGACAACAAATCCTGTCACAGCCGAAAAGAAAGCCATAGAGCTGTATGAAAAGCTCTATGGCCTGTCTTATATCGAGATGGGCGGCGTACAGGTGGTTTCCGTCGATCCCGGCGCCGCCCCGGTTCCAGTCGGACGGGATGTGAAAAAAGTGTATGAGTATGTGATCAACCTAAAGATATGCTACAGAAAGGAATGATGTTTGATGCCGAAAACAGGTGTTTTTCCGGTATTTGACAATAAATTTAAGATCGGCAAATCCGGGCGGTCCAGCACCACAGAGGAAATGGTGCCTATCGCGGAAATGACTAGCTTCTCCGTCTCGATCGACGGCAGCGTGCAGGAATGGACACCGATGGATGCGGAGGGATGGATGAAGCGCATGACGACCGGCAAGGCGCTGACGGTATCCCTCTCCGGCAAGCTGTGCCCTGGTGATCCCGGCAACGATTATGTCGCAGGCCTCGCATGGAAATCCGGCACGGACTGCGATACGAAATTCGAGTGGGAGTTTCCTTCCGGCGCGAAGCTGGCGTTCGATGCAGTGGTCAGCGTGACCGCGATCGGCGGCGGAGAAAGCACGGATGTGGCCCCGCTGGAGTTCGACGTGATGTCGCACGGACGGCCCTCGTTTACGCCGGCATCGTCGCCAGCGGGATAAACAAAAGAGGCCCCCTCAAAATTGAGGAGGCCTCGATGAGCACTTAAACGTTCCACTTGTTGCCGCAGTTTTGACAAATAGCAACGGTACTGTTTTTTATTTTGGTCTTCCCCTGCCCTTTGTGCTTACCAACAAGACGCCAAGCACCGAGCGTGAAAACCACTAAGAGCCCACGTCCTATTGACCACAAGCAACCAGATCCTTTTTTGCTGGTTTTTGCTCCAACCTGCTCGCTGGTTACCAGCACATTTTCAGAACCGCATTTTGGACATGTCATTCAAAACCACCCCGTATAAATTATTTTATTCAAAATACCATAATTTTCACCAAAAAGCAACCATTTAAGATGATATTATAACTTTAACCCATTCGCCCCCAGAAGATCACGACAAGAGGAAGAATTTGTAAAGTTCCACCGCTGGAAAAACTTCTCGCTTGACGAATCGCTTCCGTGGAACTATCATATACTAGAACAAACGTTCACACGGAGGCGAACAATGGAACGCTCAATCATGCATGTCGATTGCGATAAATTTTATGCATCTGTGGAGTGTTTGCATCATCCGGAAGCCAGGGACAAACCAGTTGTCGTTGGAGGGGATCCGGAACAGCGTCATGGCATCGTCCTGACGAAAAATGAGATTGCCAAGCAGTACGGGATTAAAACCGGGGAAGCCCTTTGGCAGGCAAAGCAAAAATGCCCCGGTCTCATCATCTTCCCGCCGAATTTTCCGTTGTATATCCGTTTCTCGCATTTGGTACGGGAAATTTTGCTGGAGTATACGAGCCAATTGGAGCCGTATGGCATCGATGAGTGCTGGATCGATGTAACCGGCAGCGAGGGTCTGTTTGGCCGCAGTGAAACGTTGGCAAAAGAGATACAGCAACGCATCTGGAAAGAGCTTGGCATCACGGTCAGCATCGGGGCGAGCTGGAATAAGGTAACGGCGAAGCTTGGCAGCGATTATCGTAAACCTTATGGCTTGACGGTGCTGTCAAAGGACAATTACAAAAATCTCGTTTATCCGCTGCCAGCCTCCGATCTGCTGTATGTGGGGGCAGCAACGGCGCGTAAACTACGCAACTACGGCATCTACACCATCGGGGAGCTGGCCGCCGCCTCGGACGCAATGCTGCATGGTGTGTTCGGCAAGATCGGCTTGATCTTAAAGCAGTTTGCCTTGGGAAATGATCAATCACCGGTCAGTCCATACGGAAGTGAGATCGTCATCAAATCAGTCGGCAACAGCACGACCACCCCGCGAGACCTCGAAACCGAAGAGGATGTAAAGCTGGTCTATTATGTGTTGGCGGAGAGTGTGGCGCGCCGGATGCGGGAGCTTGGATTCAAGGGCCGGACGGTCTGCATCTCCGTGCGGGACAATGCACTTTCCTCCTTCACACGGCAGGGAAAGGTAAGCCACTACACCAGCATCAGCAGCGAAATTGCGCAGAAGGCGATGGAGATCTTTCGGGCGAATTACCGTTGGGAGCGGCCGATCCGCAGCATTGGTGTGAGCGTGACAGATTTTGAGCATGACAGCATTTGTACACAGTTGGATTTCTATACGGATGAAGGCAAGCGCGAAAAACTGGAGGCGCTAGACAGGACAGTTGACGGCCTGAAACAGCGGTTTGGGAGCTTCGCGGTACAAAGGGCGACATTATTAAAAGATAAGACCTTGACACAATTCAATCCCTATGAAGACCATACCATTCATCCGGTGGGATATTTTTAAACCAGTGAGGGATGATAGGGATGCAGGATATCAGGCGCAAGGTGTATGTCAGTGTGCTGGCCGAAATGACGCCAACAGGCTATGCCCAGCCCAAAGTGATCACCTGGGAGGATGGCACGCGCTATGAGATCGACCAGATTAGGGATGTGAGGAAGGCCGCGTCGCTCAAAGCGGGCGGAGCGGGAATCCGCTATCGTGTCCGGATCGGCCGGACGGAAACCAACCTTTTCCTGGAGGAAAACCGCTGGTTTGTAGAAGGGAAGTGAAGCAGATGTGCGGAAGATACACAATATCAATTGATGAGCAGGAAATCCGCGATATCGTGAATGCGATCACGCAGCAGCATCCGGACACAGAGGTCAAAACCGGTGAGATTTATCCCACCAATCCCGCGCCGGTATTGCTGGCCGGGCAAGACGATATCCGCCCGGATGTGGCGGTGTGGGGCTTCCCCAATTTCCGTAGCAAGGGCGTTATCATCAATGCCCGCGCGGAAACGGCGCTCAATAAAAAGGCCTTCCGTGAGAGTCTGCTCACACGCCGGTGCGTGATACCAAGCACTGGATTTTTTGAGTGGACGAAGGACGCAAAGAAGCAAAAATACCTGTTCCGCGAAACCGGGAAAGCACTGCTGTATATGGCCGGATTTTACAACGAGTTTGGCGGGGAACGGCGGTATGTGATCCTCACCACGAACGCAAACCAGTCTGTCAGAGATATCCACAACCGAATGCCGGTAATCGTACACCGGCAGGAGATCGGGGACTGGATCCGGAATGAAACCGCTATGGGAAAAATATTAGAGCGCGTACCGCCAATCTTGACATCAGTGCCGGCATAGATAACCGTCCACACTTGCGATCAGGCGTAGGCCTTGGTATAATGTAGCTGTCAGGCAAAGGCCTGCGGATTGAAACCAGCCCGAGGAAACAGCACTTGTATATGGAATTGGTCGCGCCCCTCGTGGGGTGCGTGGATTGAATTGAACATGAAAGCGTCTATCTCACACGAGGTAGGCGCTTTTGTTATATAAAAATTATATTTGGAGGAATCAAATTATGGGAAAGCTCTACACGCTTGATCAGAAGCTGCTCACTAACACGCCGGAAATCCGGATTGGGGAGAAAATCTATCCGATCGACGACCGGACGAAAACAGTCATGAAAGCAACAAAACTGGACACCGCCAACGTGGAAAACGTCTCCAAAATCCTGGAACTTGCCCTCGGTCAAAAGGCTGCCAAAGAGGTGGAGGAGATGAATCTGCCCTTTGCCGCCTACCAGCAGCTGCTGGAGATTATCATCGCGGCCATGACCGGGGAAGAACCAGAAGCGGTGAGCGCCCGATTTCAGGAAGCCAAAGAAGCAGCAAAATGATGAAGAAACGTGGTACGATCTCGAATTTGACCGCGTTCTGATCGAGCAGAGTATTGCCAAGCAGTACGGCGTCCTGCCTTCTGAGCAGGGCGCGCTCAAATACAGCGACTGGGCCAAGATGGTATCCGGCCTGATGGATGATACCCCGCTGGGGCGTGTCGTAGCCGTACGATCGGAGAAAGACCAGGAAATGATCCGGCGCATGAGCAAATGGCAGAAGCAAATCCGCGCAGACTGGACCGCCTTCCGTGCCTCGAACCGTCCGCAGGTCGATGTGACGGAGGCCAAAAAGCAGATGGCCGCGTTGGAGAACATGCTTGCAGGCCTGTTTGGAGGTGGGAAGTAAATGAGCGAAGGAACGAGCGTCGGCAAAATCTTTTTAGAACTGGATATTCTGGCTGATCTGAAATCGCAGCTGGAGAGCATCGCAAGCAAGGCGCAGGGCCAGGTGAAGAGCAGCTTTGAGAATGTCGGAAAAGCCGCCTCTGAAGTGATGCAACGGCCAGTCGAAAAAATGAATAAGACCGTCGAAAAAGTTACGGACAAGGTCCAGAAGACGGTCGAAGAGTGCATCACCGCCACCGGCGAATCACTCGACGCAATGGTAGAACGAGCCTTGAAGCCCCGCGATTTTGAAGTAAAGGCTAAGGTGACGCAAGCAGCAGCAGAGCCAAACGCACCACGTGGGCCGCCCAAATATGCAATGGCTGGGCCTGATCCGGCGGAATTTATCGCGAATTACGGTAAGCAGGCGAAGGAATCTGTTATCCCTATGGAGGATATCTTTCAGCCCGCCCAAAATCAGATAGAGCTGCTCAAGCAAAAAATGGAGAATCTCACCGCGCAGATCACCGATCAGCGCGAAGAGATATTGAAGGAAACAAACGAGCTTGCAAATCTGGGCGATGAAGGCGGAGAAAAGGCTGATAAGCTTACCCGAAGCATCACGGCGGGTGAAGGCCGCCTGATCTCCTTACAGCAAACCTTGCTCCAGACACAGGCAAAGTATGACAAAGCAATGTCGGGAGCAGCGCAGGCGACGGAAAAGCCCAAGGAAGCCGTTGCGTCCCTCGGCGAACAGATCAAATCAACCCTGAAATCTGCGGCATCCAAGGGTGGAAAGAGTGTCAAAAACGGCCTCGGGAAAGCCTTTTCCAGCATGAAGCAAAACGCTTCAAAATCCGTTAAGGATGTGGGGCATAAAGTCAGCGGCCTTGGGCGAAGTATCAAGAGCGCGTTTAAGTCGGCCGTCCTGATGGCGGGCTTGTACGCAGCCTTCCGGGCATTTCGTGATCTGGTCGGCGGCGCGTTAACATCGAACGAGCAGTTTGCCGCATCGTTGAATGCGCTGAAAGGGAATTTACAGGTTGCTTTTACGCCGATCTTGCAAACCATCATGCCCGCCGTCAACGCCCTTATGGGAGGCCTCGCCGCAGCGGCTCAGAAGATAGCGGCGTTTACCTCGGCCGTATTTGGCAAAACCTATGCGCAATCCGTCGCGGCGACCAAACGATTGCAAAGCACGTCAAAGGAAGCCAAAAAGGCTGCGGGCGCGGTCGCCGGATTCGACCAGGTCAATAACATCGAGAAAGATGAATCATCCGAAAAGGAAAGTGGGACCGATCTGAACGCACTGGCCGTTGACCCAAACGCCGGCGCAAAACTCGTCAAAGAGTTTTCTGACCTCGGCCCCATTATTGCTGGATTCTTGACGCAGGCGCTCGTCAAGATCGCGGAATTTGCTCCAAAGTTTGTGCAGGGCGCGGTTCAAGTGCTTACATCGTTTATCAGGGGAATCAACGCAAATTTTCCGATGATCTCGACGGCTGTGTTGGGCATTATTACTGCCTTTATGGATGGCCTTGATCAGCTGATTCCGGAGCTGGTGCCTTTCGGCGTGAACGTTATCACGCTGTTGGTTCAAGCTTTTTTGACCTATGCGCCGCGACTGATTTCCGCCGGCATTGCCCTGATCACAGGACTGCTGACCGGCCTTGCTGACAAGATGCCGGAGTTAATCCCGATGGCACAGGACGCGATCCGGATGATCGTAACCTCACTGACCGATAATCTGCCGCAAATATTACAGTCAGGCATAGAAATCCTGATGGCATTAATTGACGGGATCATCGAAATGATTCCGGAACTCATGCCAGCAATTGTGCTTGTTGTGATGCAAATCGTTCAGGCCTTGGTCGACAACTTGCCACATATTATACAGTCTGGAATCAATTTAATTCTCGCCCTCATAAAAGGCATTACAGGTTCACTCGGAATGCTTGTGCAGCACGCTCCTGAAATCATCGAATCCCTTGTCACAGGTCTGGTGGAGGCAATACCAATCCTGCTACAAGGCGCATGGGAGCTTGTGAAGGCACTGTTTGACTACTGGACTTCCGTGAATTGGGCTCAGCTTGGTATCGACATCATGGTCGCCTTGGCCAACGGCGTAATCAAAGGTCTTAATACACTCATTAGCAAGCTGAACCAGTTTGACATTGACGTCCCCGATTGGGTTCCAGTCATCGGTGGGAAAAACATAAGCTTCAAATTGCCGACGATCCCGACGATCAAATCACCGCAGCTCCCCAGCTTTGCAAATGGCGGCATCGTCTCGCAGCCCACCCTCGCAATGGTCGGTGACAACCATCAGAGCGCCGAAGCGATTGCCCCTCTGCACGAGCTGTACGGCATGATCAAGCAGGCCGTGGCGGACGGCGGCACCGGCCTGACCGCGAATGAAATCTACACCGCCATGCTCAACGCGCTCAACGATAGCAAGTTTGGCAGTCAAATCCGACTGGAGGGAGATGTCAACATCGATGGGCGCAAGTTTGCGCGGATTATCGCACAGGCTGTATGGGACGAATTTGTCCGCATGGGCAAGCTCAAGCCACAGACAATTTAAGGAGATGAGATAGATGGTTTACGCAGTGGACGGCGTGGCCTTCCCTGTCCGGCCGGACGCCTACACGTCTGTATCAAGTGATCAGGTTGTAACCGGGGCCCAGCGTACAGTTGGACCCGGCGCCCAGATGACGAAGGAGCTGCTGGCCGAGAAGCTAACGATCACTTGCAAGTGGACGTTTCTCACACGCGATCAATTTCTGCGGATCAAGCGGATGCGTACCGGGAGGAATTTTGTTCGCCTGCGGTATTATGACGAAGATACGGACACGGTCCGCGAAAAACAATTTTACAGCGGCACGATGACGTACGAACCAGGGCCGACAGATGCGAGCGGGAAGCCGGCGCACTACAAAAATATATCGTGGCCGTTTATTGAACGATAGAAAGGAGGTCCCCTTATGCTCACCGTCCCCCAAGAATACCACACCTACAGCTCGGCCTCTGAGCGCCGTACGGACCTCGTCGTCCGGCTCGCCCCTCTCGGCTGGCCGACGGACATCAACGCCCACGGCACCGCGCACAGCCTTTGCCCCACGCCCATCCAGTGGGATAAAGCACCGCCCCACCGCCTCTATGCCAGTGCCGAATACAACCGCACACCCCTCGACGGCCGGGCCCTCGTCAACGGCTGGTCCGGGCAGGTCTATGGCTATCTCTCCAACGCCCTGTCCGATCAGGACGGCTTGTTTGCCGCAGATGCCGTCAAGCTCAGCTGCACCCGCAATGGCGGTGCGATCAGCGTTTTGACCATTTGCTTTGACCCTGCGGCAGGCGAATACGCCGTAGACTTTGACGTCACAATTGACGGCGCGTCCTCGACCGAGACCTATCATCAGGAGTGGCACATCCGCAACAATGACCAGCCCATTGTGTACATCACCGGCATCCGCGCCGCCTACGATACTGTCACGGTCACGGTCAGCAAGTGGAGCCATCCGTTTCATAGAGCCCGCATCCGCGAGATCGCAAATGGCGTGCTATTCGAGGCCACCGGGGATGCCCTCTACTCGTGCAATCTGATTGCGGAGAGTGACCCGACGAACCAGTCCATACCCACCGGCGAAGGCACCCTGACCTATCCCGATCCGCAGGGCATGTTTGACCCGGCGAACCCCTCCGGCGTATCCAGTAGCATCCAAACCAACCAGACGGTCACGGCCTGGGTCGGCGTATCCGATGGCCAGCACAAGCCCGTCTATGCAAAGATTGGCACCTACTATTGCCCCAAGGCTACCAGCAAGGGAGGCACTGGAGAGCTGCAGGCCGTGGATGTGTTTGGCCTGGCCCAATCGTTGGGCAAGGTCAATGTGCGCTCGCTTGAATACCTCAACGACCGCGACCTGGCCGACTTCGTCCGCAGTCTTGGCGTTAGTCCTGGCATCCCCGCGACAGATTTTACCGGTTCAGCCCCCACGGCCTTCGCGGAGGAGTGCGCGCGGCTGGAGGCGCTGCGCTATGTATCGCAGTACCTACGCAAGATGCTGTACGCCGATCCGGATGGCAACGCCCGGCTGATCGGCATGTCGCGCACGCCTGTTGCTACGATCCCGCTGGATCAATCCTATGATTACCCCGCCCTGGAAGCTCGAGAGGAGATAGGCGGCATTGATTACACCTGGCACCACTATGACGGCACCGGTGAGGAAGTCCTGGCCGCTGAAAATACTGTGATCTCTGTCAAGGGCAGCTCCATGACCTACACGGCGACTACCACGGAGGCAGTCGCATATACCCGGCATGAGGTTGTGCACGAGTATGCGAGCGATTTTACCATCACGATCGTCGAGACGGGATCACGTAAGATCAAGTACCGCGTTAAGACCGACGCAACTTTTACGGATCCTGACGAATACTATGTGACCGTCAAACTCTACGGGAAAAAAATTGTAGAACGCACCTCAGCCGGATACTCCGAAACAGAAGGCGCGATAAACAAAGATTTGAACCGGATCTCGGTCGACAATCCCATACCGCACAGCGACGGTGACATATTTGGCCAGGTCGCCTGGTCATGGTACCTGCGTAGCGCCTACGGCAGAGCAGATATCACTTGCAATTGGCGCGGGGATGCGTCCTTGCAAGTGGGCGACCCGGTCGCCGTGGAGGGCAAATATGGCCCGATCGACGGCGTGATCATCAAGCAGGAGATCGATTACGACGGGGCGCTCAATATGCGTACCACGGTCCGCCAGCTGGATCGGGTGATCAATCTGGGAGGTGAGGGCTGATGCATATCAAGACGGGCTGGACGCCCCGGGACTATCCTGATCTCTATGTGACAGACGACGGCGAGACGTTTGACCTGATGCAGGGCGGCCAGGCAAGCAATAACGGCGCTCTGGCCTTCAACCGCATCCTGCAAAATTGCAAGACGGTTGCAGATGTATACAACAAAATATTCGGTATGGCGTGGGGCTATGGTTATGGCTTCACGCCGTTTTCCGTGCAGAGTATTTATGCAGCCTCTGATTTGCAGCGCATCGAGGACCGCTGCGGGGAGCTGGCCCGGGCATTTGGCCTGGATTACAGCGGCAAGACCTGGGCTGCCGGGGATGTCGTCGATTACCGAGATCTTAACCGCTGTGAGGCGCCATTCGAGTTTTTACAGCGGTACGAAGGTAAAACAGCAGATGATTTTAACATTATCCGCTGCGGCACGATCCTGTGCGGCGGTGCGCCAGGGGATTACCGGTATCATTTCTGCGGCGATTTTTATTGCGGCGACAGCGCCGCGTATTTTGAATAATGGAGGTATGTTATGGCTTACCAAAAAACACAGTGGAAGGATCATATTGAGGGCGTGCAGGTGGGTACCCCCGTGAATGCTGCCAACATGAACAAGATTGAGGAGGGGATTGCACGGGCTTGCGCAATCGGTGACACGGAAGGCACATGGACGCCCGAAGTGATCGAAATGCTTAATAGTGCTGGTGGGTGTACGTATACCAGCCGGAGCGGGCATTACATCAGGATCGGTAAACTAACGCTTGTTACATTTGATATTGTCGTCAAGACAAAGCCAGCTGGCAACAACTGGAATAATTATGTGCAGGTATGCATCAAGGGGATGCCCGGACCTTTGGCGCGGCAAGATCAAGCGTACAGTATGGGCGCACAGGTCGTCCTCAAAGCTGGTGATGCTCCAGTCGCAGCAAGTACGCGCCTAGCTTACAATACTATCGCGTTTACGATCTCTACTGGAGCATTGAGCACAGATAAACTGGGCAACGGATTTGAGCTGCGGGGTTCCATTGCCTATATTAGCAGCTAAGGAGGTCTAACCAATGTCCATCAAAACCGTCAAGGCCGTCATCAACGCCCAAACATACAACCTGACCCTCGCCGAGGATGGGTATTACACCCTCTCCGGCACTGCGCCAGCCCTCTCCAGTGCCAATGAGTCAGGCGGATGCTACGGCGTGCAGATCATCGCCACCGACGACGCGGGCAATGAGACCACCATCAATCAAGATGATGGGACGTGGGGTGCGCAGCTCCAATTGCAGGCCTATGAGAGCACCAAGCCCACCGTCACTATTACCTACCCATCCAACGACAGCCGGATCAACACCTGCACCCCGACAATCACCGTGCAGCTGCGGGATAACGACAGCGGCGTTGATCCTGCCACCGTAGACCTGCGCATCAATGGAGGCAGCAAGATCACGCAGGGCGCACCGGGGCTTACCCTGACGCAGGTAGAGGGCGGCTATGATCTCTCCTATGCCGTACCGGATGCATTGCCGGAGGGCAGCACCACCATCTCTATTGGCGTATCCGATAAGGATGGCAACGCCGCCGATCAGACCACTGCCACCTGCATGATCGCGGTTACGGCCCCAACGCTTAGCCTGTCTGCCCCCGTAGAGGGCCTGATCACTAACAACGCCGCAACCCCAATTGAGGGCACTGCTAGTGACGACAATTTGAGCAGATTTGTACTGCATAAGTATGTCAATGGTGTGGACCAGGGGCAAGTGGAGGTTGACGGCGCAACTGGCGCATTTATGACGCAAGCCGACCCCAAGGACATGCACGAGGGAGACAACACGATCCGCGTACACGGCATTGATGCAACCGGCCTGGAGGTCGAGATTATCCGCCATGTTACGCTGGACAGCACCCCTCCGCGCATCGTTGAGGTCATCGGCGTGACTGACCGTGTACACGTTGGCGCGCCGTTTGTGATCCGCGTCAAGGTGGAGGACTGATGGTCGCGCGGATCACGGGCATGGCTGATAACCATGCCCTGGAGTTTATCCGAGGTGATGATGGGTACTGGTCAGCCAGTGTCCCGCCTGACTTGGAGGACGGCACGTATTACGTCACCCTGACCGCCTGGGACGCTGCGGGCAACAGCGCCTATTACGCCACGGTATTAATGACAGTGGACGTGACCGGTATCCGGTTTTCGTGGCAGGATGGGGATTATCTGCTGGACTGGATGCCGGGATACAGCGCAGCATGGGATACGGGATATTACGCAGCATGGGAGGGGTGTTGATATGGATGGAGCAACGATCCGGATAATGCCAGGGGAGCGCAGGCAGCAGCGCGTGCGTATCCACGGTTGTGATCCGGGCGCGCAGGTAGTCGTGCAATCGGCAACGTGGGAGCTGCACAAAAATGTGGATGGCAGCGTTGTCGGCCAGGGCTCCTGCGTCGTGTCAGAGGGCAATTTGCTGACATTTATGCTATCTGTCGATGAGATCGGATATTACCACCTCCTGCTAACCTGTACGATCGGCCCGGAGATTTACAAGACGACTGCGGGGGTGATCTGCCGTGATTGCCATTGAGGATGTGCAACTACAGCCCAAGCGTGTACCGGTGGGTGGCAAGTTTTTACTACGCGTCAAAGCACGAGATGGCGCAGAGGTGCAGTATGCGGATGTAGAGATGCTTGAACTGGCGATCGATATGGTACATCTTTACTATCCGGCCGACTATGTGGACTTCTCCGGTGTTGACGCCGCTGTTGCCGCGGCACAGGCACTGCTCAATGCGAAGCCCACAGCTGACCGGCAGGAGGAAGTCGACGCCGCCGCAATGGCGATCTTCGACGCGATCGGCGCGCTGGAGCGGCGGGAGGGTACGATCAATAACCCGATCCCGTATAAGCATCTGATGTCGGTCACGGAGGGCCTGTATTACAGTTACAAGGGTAACACATATCGCTGCCTATGGAGCACGTCTACCAGCCTTACGCTACCGGGGACTGCTCCTAGTTACTGGCAGCCAGTATAGGGAGGCTGATATGATGGCATTGGAGGCAATAACGGCCCAAATCTACATTGCGGCTGCAATCATTATATCGATACTGGCTGCGTCGATCATCGGCGTGGCCTTATCTATTATCATACAAAACATTAAAAGGAGCGATCATCATGCTAAAAATCACAGAGCAGTACATCTCAAAGGGGAACCAAAACCGGCCGGCACATCCGATGTCGCCGAAGTACATCACGATCCATGATACGGGCAATGCGAGCAAGGGAGCGGGAGCCAAAAACCACGCGATCTACGCTGGGCGCGGCGTGAATGAGGTTGGATATCATTTTGCCGTCGACGATAAAAATATCTATCAACTCTTGCCGCTGAATGAAAACGCATGGCACGCGGGCGACGGCGGAAACGGAACGGGAAATCGACAGTCCATTGCAATTGAAATCTGCGAGAACCCGGAGAGTAACCGCGCGACCGCCGAGAAGAACGCGCAGCAGCTTACGGCCTACATGATGAAAAAGTGCGGTATCCCGATCGGCAACATCAAGCAGCATTATGACTGGAACGGGAAGAACTGCCCGCATATTATCCGCGCCCGAAAGAATGGCTGGAGCGATTTTGTGGCCGCCGTAAAGAAAGAGTATGAGGCGCTGACCAGCCCCGCCCCCGCAAAGCCCTCCACAAGCGGCGGCGCCGGTAAAATCGCCGTTGGAAGCACGGTCAAAGTCACTGGCACAAAGTATGCTACCGGCCAGACGATCCCCGGATGGGTCAAATCCACCACGCACAAGGTGTCGGAGA